TCACGTATCAGAACATCGCCGAAGCGCTGATGACATTCCTGCGCGTCACCGTGCAGCCGTTGTATCTGGCACCGATCGAAGAATCGCTCTCCGATCTGCTCCCAGGCACGCAGAGCGCGCGATTCTCGACGGCCGAGATCGAGCGATTGAATACCGCCGCGCGCTGGGCGGCGTACGCGACCGGGCTCGGCGCCGGATTCATCACGACAGAGCAGATTGATCGATGGGAAGGCTGGCAACGCGACACGCCGCCCGACATTCCGCCGGCGCTCGCGCCGACGCCGGCCGCAACGGAGATGCCCGTATGACGCTACGCACCGCCACATTCGCCGCCGAGATCACCGCCCGCGGCGCCGCTGAGCGCGTGATCGACGTTCGCGCCGTACCGTGGGGCGTGATCTCCGAAACGCCCGACGGGCGCGAGAGCTTCGCCCGCGGCGCATTCGATATCGATGAGCCCGAGCGCGTGACGCTCGAAGCGATCGGCCCGCACGGCGCCGAGCCCGGCGTGCGGCTAGTGGGCCGCGCGACGCAGCTCGCAGACCGCGATGACGGGCTCTACGCGACGTTCGCCGTGAGCCGTACGCGCGAAGGCGATGAGCTGCTAGAGCTCGCCCGCGATCGCGTGTACCGCGGCGCTTCCGTCGTATTCACACCGATCGCCGATCGAGCCGCCGAAGGCGGCGTGACTATTCGAGAGCGCGCCGAGCTGGTGCGCGTCGGAATCGTAGAGCGCGCGGCATACGCCGGCGCCGAAGTGCTAGCCGTACGCAGTGAGGATGCAAACCCGATGACCGATGAGAGCGCCGCGCCCGCCGCGGCCGAATCTGCAACCGATCTCGGCGTGCGCGTCGCCGTCGACACGCCCGACGCGAGCAGCGCGATCGATGAGCTTCGGCGCGATCTGCTCGGCCGCATGGCGAGCCTGGAAGCCGTCGGCAACCGTGCCCGCGGGCCGCACATCATGGCCCGATGGGCGGGCTTCGGCGACTATCTAAAGGATGCCGCCGGGGATCCGGAATCGGCCGTGCTGCTCGCGCGGGCGCTGGTCGATCAGAAGGCGGCCACGAATCCGGGCGTGATGGCGCCGTCATTCGTGAGCGACGTGAAGGGCATCATCGACGCGAGCCGGCCGGCGATCGAAGCGACCGGCGGCCCGGGCGCGCTGGGCGCGTCGGGCATGACGCTCAATTGGCCGTACTTCGCCGGCGATCTCGGCGCGCTGGTGGGCAAGCAATCGGCCGAAAAGACCGAGATCACATCCGTCGTCGTGAATCTGCTCGCCGGAAATGCGCCGATTGAAACGTTCGCCGGCGGCTCGGATATCTCGTACCAGCTCATCCGACGCAGCGCGCCGAGCTATCTCGAAGCGTACGGCCGGATAATGCTCGCCGGCTGGGCGCTCACGACGGAAAAGGAATACGAAACCGATCTCAATGCCGGCGCCACCGGCACGCTCACCGGATCGATCGCGACCGATGCCGACACGCGCGAAACGTTCTTCGCCGGCTCGGCGAAGGTCCGCAGCGCGACCGGCGCGCCGGCGTCGGCGGTACTGGTCGCATCCGATGTGTTCGCCGCGCTGGGCGCCGTGCTCACGCCGGCGAGCTACGGCACATCGAACATCACCGGCACCGCCCAGGCGAGCACGCTACAGATCAACGTGAGCGGGCTGGCCGTGATCGAAGCGCCGTATCTGCCGAACGGCACCGCCATTTTCACGAATGACCGGGCCGCGCAGTGGCACGAAGATGGCCCATTCGTGGCGACCGCCGAAGATGTGGCGAAGCTCGGCCAGAATCGCGCGTACTGGTCGATGGGCGCCACCGGCATTTTCATTCCGGCCGGGCTGGTGAAGGCGACCGCCGTGGTACTGCCGCTGAGCGGCGGCGGCGAATCGCGCTCGAAGCGATCGAGCTAGCCGCGTGTCGGAATGGGTCACGGCCGATGCGATTCTCGGCGCCGTCGGCATAACGTCGCCGGCGCCGGATGATTCGGCCTGGGCGGAAGCGTGCGCGGCGGCCGTGAATGCGGGCATCGATACCCGCATGCGGTCGCTGCCCGTCGATCCGCCGCCGGCGCCGCTCGATCCGGCCGCCTACCCTGAGCTCACATTCGCGGCGACCGTCGCCGGCGCCGAAGCCTACAAGCGCCGCGAAGCCGTGTACGGGCTCACCGGGTACGTCGATCTCGAAGGCGCCGCGATCCGTGTCGCGCGTGACTATCTCGAAGGCGTGGCGCCGATCATCGCGCGCTATGCGTCATTCGGCATCGCATGAGCCGGCTATCGGAAACGCGCGACCGGCTCACCGACGCGCTCGACGGCTCTGGCATTCGCACCGCCATCGGCGGGCGCTTCGCGGCGCCGGCGGTACTGATCGAGCCGGCCGAGCCGTGGATCGATCGCGCGACGCCCAGCGATCGCCTACTCGCCCGATGGAAGCTCACCGCGATCGCCGCATCGACCGATACCGGCGCCGCATACGATGAGCTCGCCCAGCTCATCGACGCTATCGATCTCGCCTTACTCTCACTGCGCGGCGTGTCGCTCCCGCCGTGGGGCGCGCCGCATGATCTGACGCTCGGCAATGTGGCGCATCCGAGCAGCGTCGGCGTCGTACTCATGCACTCAGAATCGAAAGGATCGGCCGCCCGATGAGCAATCCACTATTCATGCGCGATGTGTCGCTCACGCTCTCGATCGGCGCTGAGCCGGCGCTCGAAGTGAATTGCGACGTGCATACCGTCGAAGTGCAAGTCGAGCCCGGCGACGTGCAGACGTATCAAACGCTCTGCCCAGACGGATCATTCTCCGAGCCGGGCCGCTCGAGCTACGCGCTGCACATCACCGCGGCGCAGGACTGGAGCGCGAGCGGGCTCGCCCGCGTGCTATGGGAGCACGAAGGCGAAACGGCCGAATTCCGGTACCAGGCGCACGGCGCCGATGTGGCCGCGGCCGATGCGCCATCCGACGCGGCGCCGGGCATGATGGGCGAGATCACGCTTATCGGCCCGACGTACGGCGGCGAAGCCGACACCTTCGCCGAGCTCGATGTGACGCTTCCGTGTACGTCGAAGCCCGAGCTCATCACTGCCGCATTTCCTGCCGCGCTTCGCGGCGGCGAGAGCAGCGATGCCGAGCTCGACGCGCAAGATGCACACGATCGGGAGCATGAGCTCGCCGGCGCCGCAGTCTAGGCGATGGCCGAACGTCTGAGCGTCACCGGCGAGCGCGAAGTACAAAGCGCTTTCGACGCGCTGGGCCGCGACGTGACCGATCTGGCCGAGACGCATCGGCGCGCCGCCGAGCTGGTCATACCCGGCGCGAGCCGGCGATCGCCGCGGCGAACGGGCGCGCTCGCGGCTTCGTGGCGGGCCGAAGCGACGAAGATCGCCGGCGGCGTCGTGTCGGGCGTGCCATATGCCGGCCCGGTCGAATACGGCCGCCCAGGCATGGCCGGCGCGCGCATGGTGGCCGATACCATCGCCGAGCAATCCGATGCGATCGTGGCCGAATATGACGCCGGCATCACCGAGCGTGGAAAGCGCCGTGGATTCCGTACCGATTGAGCCGCGGCCGGTCACGCTCACGCTGGCCGGCATCCGGTCGCTCACCATTCTCGAAGTGGCGCGGGCGTGCGCCATCGCCGGCGTGCGCCATGCCGACGCGCAACGGTTGATTCGTGATCTCGGCCGGCCCGAAGGCGCCGATCCGGATGAGCTGGCCCGCGGTACGGAACTCGCCTACGCGCTCGCGCTCATGCTCGAACGGCGCCGCGATCCGTCGCTCACATGGGAGCACGCGCAGACGTGGGCGCTCACGTTCGATCTCGACGCCGCCGATCCGATCGCCGACGCCGAAGCCGAAGCCGCCGTCGCGGCCGCCGTCGCGACCGGGCTTCCGCCCGACGTAGCCGGCGCGCTCACCATCGCCCAGGCGGACGCATACGGCGAGATCGCCGCGCGGCGGAATAGCTAATGGCCGTCGGGCTCACCGTCGAAATCCGCGGCGACACATCGAAGCTCGATCGCGCGCTCGACAGCTCGAAGCAATCCGTGGGCGGCTTCGGCGGCATGCTGGGAAAGAATGCTCTCGCCATCGGCGCCATTGCCACCGGCGTCGGCGCCGCCGCGGTCGCCGTGACCGCGCTCACATCGGCCGCCGCCGCCGATGCCGCCGAGCAAGCGAAGCTCGAAGCCGTCATACGCGCGACCGGCGCCGCGACGGCGGAGAGTACGGCGCAAGTGAATGCGGCCATCGCCGCCGGGCAAGAGCGCGCATTCACCGATTCGGAAACGCGCGCCGGGCTCGAATCGCTCATCACCGCGACCGGCGACGTGGGCAAAGCGACCGAGCTGCTCACGACGGCGCAGGATGTGGCGCGCTTCGCCGGCGTCGATCTGGCGACGGCTTCCGATGCGGTCGCGAAGGCGCACGCCGGGCAGGATATGCAATTGCGCCGCCTGATACCGGGCATGGCGAAAGGCGCCACCGCGGCCGATACCATCGCCCAGGCGTCGAAGCTAGCCGCCGGGCAAGCCGATATCTACGCCGAATCGGCGGCCGGCATGGGCGCGAAAGGCGCCGATGCATTCGCCGAGATCGGCGAAACCGTGGGCGGCGCATTCCTTCCGGTACTGGCCGAAGTGCTGCCCGCGCTGCTGCCGATCCTCAAATCATTCGGGCAGCTCATCACCGCGCTGCTGCCCGCGCTCATACCGCTTGTGAAACTGCTCGCCGGCGTGCTGGGCATCGTGGCGAACGTGCTTTCGACCGTCATCGGATGGCTCATAAAGCTGGTGACGTGGATCGGCCGGGCGATGGGCGCCGTGGGCGATTTTCTGAGCTCGATCAACCCGCTGCGAAACTTCCGCATGCCCGATCTGCCATTCATCGGCGGCAATGCGGCGGCGGCCGGCACGACGGCGGCGCGCTCTGGCCGATCCGGTGCCCAGGCGTCGGCGCCCGTCGTTATCAACATCACCGGCGCGCTCGATCCGGAAGGCGTCGCGCGATCCGTGTCGCGCGTGCTCAATCGGCATGCGATCCGTGTCGGGCGTCATCCGGCGCTCGGCGCCGGGCAGAGCCGATGACGCTGCCGAGCGCCGTCGTGCTGGTCGAAGGCGTGCCGATCGAATGCACCGTGCTGCACGCGAGCATCCGGCACGGCCGCGATGACCCGAGCACGCCGCCCGAAGCCGACGCGGCCACCATCGAAATCGTGGGCGTGATGCCGGCCGAAGCCGTCATCGGCGCGAGCGTGGCCGTGATGGCCGAAACGTATTGGGAAGCCGGGCAGCGCGAGCGCTTCGCCGGGCGCATCACCGATATTGCGATCGGCTGGGATTCGCTCGACGTACCGATCGGCACCATCATCGCCGTCGCCGAGCTGGCCGATATGGGCCGCCGCATCATCGGCGATGCGCCGTACCCGGCCGAGCTCGACGGTACGCGGGTCAACCGG